ATGAAACGTGTCCACACCATCGACAGCTGGGCGACGATCGCCATCGCGGTCCTCGCATTCGGGCTGTCCTACACCAAACTCGTCGACCTCGCGGAGCGCGCCGGCTACGGCACCTACGCCGCCCACGCATGGCCGCTCATAGTCGACGGACTCACCATCGTCGCAACCCGCGGCGTCCTGAGACTCGACACCGGCCGCAGCTACGCCTGGACGCTGTTGGCCGCCGGCACTCTCATGTCCATGGTCGCAGCCGTCGCGACTCAGCTGCTGCCGCCGGGGCCGCTGCCCCCCTTCGCCGCCGCCGCGGTGTCGGTCGTGCCGCCGCTGTGCCTTCTGGTCGCACCTCACCTTGCCGTCCAGCTGTCACAGGCTGAGGAGGTGCGACCCGAGTGCGACGTCCCCGAGGTCGAGCCTGCGCCGCCGGTAGTCGAGGAGGTCGCACCCGAATCGGAACCCGAGACAGTCGACCGTCGCGCCTGGGCGCTTGAGCTGCTCGCCACCACCGACATGTCTCAGCGCGCCGTCGCAAAGACAGTCGGGGTGACCGAGACGACGGTGCGACGGTGGATCAAGGCTGCTGAGGAGGTGAGTGTCGGTGCGTCGTCGTAGACTCTTCGCTGCGCGGGCGGTGGGGACTACGGTTCCGGGAAGCACCGCCCGCGCTCCTCATTCCTAAGTGCTCGAGCATCCCCATAACGGACAGTAGGTCGCGAACCTCGTCGACGTTCATGTGAGGTTGGACGCGACGGTTGCTGGTTTGGTTCCGAGACGACGAATGACCCCCGCTCTCCGAAGAGAACGGGGGTCATTTCATGCGGGGCCGCGGGATGCGTTACGAGCGGCTTCGGATTGCGACTCGGCGTAGATGCGGGACAATCCGGTACATGACTGACCACGAGCTTGCTCCGTACCTGGCTATCCCGATCAGAGAAGGGATGGCACTCGACCGCGCATGGTCACTTCTCCGAACAGTCGCAGAACAGAACCCTGACCTCGCACCGGAGCCTTTCAGTGAAGCGGTACTCGCCGCCGTCGCTGAGTCCGAATACCCCATCCGCATTTCGCAGTGATGAACCTCGCCTCCAAAATTCGCGAAGTCTTGTGGCGCGAGGCCGGCGATCACCACTCGGTCTTGTGGCTGTTCATCGTGAACGATGTACTCGGACTATTCATCTTCCCCGCCCGAATCCGCACACAGCTACTGCGGCTCTTCATTCCCGGCATCGACCGCCGGGCCATCATCCGCGCGCATGTCATATTCAAGTCGAGCAACGTGCGGATAGGTCCGGGGACTGTGGTTTCCTACCGGGTGATGTTCGATACCCGAGAGGGAATCACAATCGGCCGACGCGTCTCCATCGGAGCCGACGCCCGGTTCCTGACATCGGACCACGACAGCTCCGACCCTAAGCGGCGGTCGGGGCGCGGCTTCGGATCGCCGATCACCATCGGTGACGGCTCCCGGATCGCTGTGGGATCGACAGTCCTTCCCGGCGTCACCATCGGCGAGGGCGTGATTGTCGGCGCATGTTCGGTGGTGCGCAGCGACTGCGAGGACCACACCCTGTACGCCGGCGTCCCGGCAGAGGCGAAGAAGCCCCTACCCGTCTAGGCGCTCGAGCGCATCGCGGCTCAGTCACTTTTGTCTGGCTGAGCCGCGATGCAATGCCCTAGACGATTCCCTGACCGGTCAGGTCTTGCCACGTGAACTGCCCCATTTGAAACACCGTTCCCGATGCGGGCGAGTTATCGAGCGTGAAGGCAGGCCGGAACGTGTACGACGACAACCCCGCCGGCATCGTCCATTCCTGCACGTAACTGCCGAGTTCGTACCCTTGCTCCACTCGGAACCCGAAAAGTTTGTCCTCCGTGGACACGGGCTGCTGCGCGAGCCGGAACGTGATTCGACCTGCACCGGGACGGACAAACTTGGACTTGAATCCGAGTCGGTACCTGCGTCCCGCCACAAGCGTCTGAGTGGCGCCAACGAATGTAGTGACTCCCGAACCTGATCCGTCATAGGTGATCGTCAACAGTTTTCCAGCGACGTCGGCATGATCGGCCTGCGTCACTACAGCCCCGGTGCCGAGGCTGCCCGACCAGGACTCGACGAAGGTGCCGACCTTGTTCATCATGATCGGCTTTTGCATCAGTAGTGAGGCGTCGGGTTCGGAGTGCGCGAAGTCGAACGCCCCGAATGTGGGCAGCCACGGCGCGAGTGTGTCGTTGAAGAGTTTCGCCAACGCCTTCGCTCCGGCCGCGTTCGAGTGCACACTGTCGCCGTCGCTGTATGCGGGAAGCCACTTGTTCGTGGCGGGGTCGGTGAACAGTTTGTGTGAGTCGATCAGCGGAACACCCAGTTCGCGTGCGCGACGGCGCAGCCACACGTTCAGCTTGTTCACGAGCGACGCGTCGACGATGTTGTCGAGGGGCTGCACTGTGACGATGATCGGCATGATGTTCGCCGCGATCAGCTGGGTGTAGACGGTATCGAGTGCGGCAAGAGTGTCAGCGAACATGTCGATGCTGTTCTGCCCGCAGTGCACCACACACGCCCACGGCTTCGCTGCCATCGCGACGGGTAGGTGCTCGTCACGTACCTGCATCGCGGAGTATCCACCGGTCGCGGCCTGCCCTGCGTATCGCCACAGTCCGTTCGATTGGATCTGCGCCCATCCGACGTAGGCGGCGTCGGTGAAGTACCCAAACCCGACCTTGTTGTGCCCGACGTAGGACGCTTCGGAACCACGAGCGATCGAGGACGAGCCGATGAAGAAGATGTCGCGTGGGCCACCACGGCGGCGGTATTGGGTTTCGGTGAAGAGTGGGGCGTGGTTGCGTTTTGCGGCAGCCTTCGCCATACCGAGGGTCACAGGGTCCATCGTTACTGCACCTCGATCTTGGTCAGGTTGCCATTCGTGTATGTGTACTTGCGGGTGACCCCGGCGCGGGTGTCGGTGTCGACCGTGCCGTCCGCGTTGTACGTGTACGTCGTGGTGATGCCGTCCTCGGTCACAGAGGTGACGTTGCCGTTCGCATAGCCGATGGTCTGCGAGGCAGGGAACGCCCGCCCATAAGTGGAATCCCCGACCCGTGTGATGTGGTCGTCGACGGTCTCCTCGGTGACCAGGCGCTGTGACGCCGGCCGAGTACCTGGTGATGTCATGGATCAGACTCCCGTCACGTAGGGGACGCCGTCGACGTCCAGAGCAATCGAGCCACCACCGGTGGCCGAGGTATCGAAGTAGGGGACGCCGTCGGAGTCGAGGAAGATCCCACCGCCTCCCCCGCCGGCGCCGGCCTCGGCCAGGCGATGCGCCTCAACGATCCCTTCCTCAATATGATCGAGCGCCGCCGCAGTGACCGGCGTCGTATAGTTCGGCCGGTCCCGCCACTGCGAATGAAACTTGCTGTAAGCCATCACGGCCCCTTCGCTCATATAGTTCGGCCAGAAATCGTGTCAACCGCGTAGCCGTACGACGTCGAATAAAACGACTTGACGTTCGCCACCTCGAACCCCCACCGGGTGAACGTCGAATCCACCGGGAACGCATTGCTCGAATCGGTCCACACCAAAATCTCCACACCGTCTCGCAGCAGCGCGTACTTGTTGCCCTGGACACGAAACACGAGCGTGTTCCCAGCCGAGAACGTCAAGCTGGTGCGGTTCGCAACCTGCGTCGCAGTACCGTTCTGATAGGTGTTGATGTATGCCGCAGAACCGGTGACACCTCCGACCACATAGGTGCGCTGCGTGATACCGGTGCCGCGAACGATCGCTCCCACACCACGATCGGCGTCGAGCGTGCCCGTCGGAGCAACAATGGTGAACTGCACTTCCTGGTCAATCCCAGGTAGCGACACCGAATTGAGCGATGCGTGTATGTTCGTGGTGTTGTTGCTGCCGCCGGAGCCAGCCTGAGCCTTGTTGCCAGCAATGACCGGAGCCATCGAAAACGACTGCCACCCCGCGCCCAACGCGCCATCGGCACGGTTGAATGTGTCCGAGCTCCCCGCGATCGTCGTCCACGCCTGCACCTCGACCGGAATATCCACGACCGGGCTGAAACTCGGGAAACTCGATAACCCGACCTCAACAGGCAACGACACATCCACAGTCATCGCCACCGACCCGCCGATCGCGTCCGCCACATAGTCGACCCGCATATCCAGCGGAATCGTCACAGCAGCCGACATCACCCCGATCGCAGTCGCCGAGACCCCAATCGACACGGGGATCTCGATGTCGAGTTTCGGACGCCACGGCATCACCGAAGGTACCGTGCCCCGCGATGCTGCAGATACCCCTACCAGGGGGCGTTTCGCCACCGACATCGACACAACCCCTGGAGGTGGCCACACCAACGACCAGCCACCCGGGAACGTCAACGACCCCGGGAAGGTAAGAAGACCCGGGTACGTCATCAGGACCCCTGAGGAACCTGGAAGATCGGTGAAATCTTCAGCACACCCTGACCGGGGAACGTGATGCCGTTGATCGCCTGCGACCACAAGTAAGTGCCGCCTGTCGCTGCCGTCCAGCACCCGATGTGTGTGTATGTTCCTGCCGGAATATCGAACGACACCTCGGTGCCCACCACGCTGCCATCCGAAGCGCCACCGGTCCAAGTTGTCTGTTTCCGTGCATACGCCGGTGTGCCACCGGTGACCTCTCCGTTGCCGGTCGTCGTCGGATCTGATGTGTGCAAGCTGATATATGCGCCCTGAGCGGTCGCGGCGAGGGCCACGGATTCGCGGAACGCATTGGTCATCTTCGCCATGGGTGTCTCCTACTGTTCTCGCTTGACCGTGCCGCGGTACCAGCACCAGTCCTGAATCTCCGCGCCGTCGATCGGCGGCGGATAGTGCACCAGCAGACGCCATGACGGTGCTGGCCGGTCCGGGATCGCATCCGTCGATGTGGACTGCACCCAGAACGACACCTCATCGGCGGATACGTCCTCGGCCGGCCAGGTTGCTAACACTTCTGCGTTCATCGCATTCGATTTGGTGATCACGATTTCCGCTGTCGTTCCTGCTGGAAAGTCCGGATCTGAAGGGTGTTTGCGGTAGATGTGGATGAAGTCGGCGCCGCGAGTGAGGATCAGGTTCTCGCGCACCGGGGAGTAGCCTGCCATCTAGTTTCCTCCCAGAATTCCCTTGCGGGCCTTGCCGGCACGCTCTGCTTCCAAAACCCGCGCCTGCTCGGCAGGGTCGGCGTTGTTGAGGTAGTCGTTGACTTCGGTCACTGTGTGCGCGGCCGGGTCGAACATGTCCGATTCTGGAGGGTTCTCCGCGCCAGGCCCAACGAGCGAATAACCGCCGGCCAACTGCAGCGCTAGATAGTGATTCGGCTCGTCCGTGGTGTACGTGCCGGGCTGAGCACGCACTTCCCGCCCGTACACACCGCCGTCTGGGGTCGACAACACCACTGTCATCTGCCCGGGCTGACCGTAGATGCGGGGACGGTGGTAAACGATGATGTGGTCGGTTCCTTGAATGGGCGGGTCGATCTGGTACAAGGTCGCCAGACCGGCGAACCCTGCGATACCGTCCGCCACGATTTTTGCTGTCGGCAACACAATCTCCTTCACACCAAAGTGGTGAACTGCAGGGGGGCCGACAATTCCGAAGCGTTATCACCGAGATCGACGGCCTGCACTCTGACGGTGTACGTGGTCGCGGGCGTCAAGTTCACGAAGTCATTCGACGTGGTGTTGACCACCCCATAACGTGTGCCGTCCAGGAACAGCACATAGTGCTTGACCATCACGTCATCGATCGACGCCGTCCACGTCACCTTCGCTGACGTCGCCGTCAGATTGGCAATCGCGAGGTTCGTGGGGGTCGAGGGGGCAACACCGAGTTCGTCCGCCACATACACCGTCACGAACACGGCACCCGCGGCGCCGTTTCCTCCGGTGCCGACGCCCCCGTATCCACCACCACCTCCGCCTCCGGGCGCAGATGGCCATCCGCCATGTCCGCCGTTGCCGCCGCGGCCGAAGATGCTGGTGCCTCCAGCACCGCCGCCGCCAGCGGAGCCGACACCGATCTGCCCTACGCCGACGCTGAAACCATGCCCGCCGTTACCGCCGTTGCCTCCGGTTCGGAGTCCACCGGATCCACCGGGGTTGAAGGGTCCGTTACCACCGGCCGAGCCGTTGAGGGTTTCGTTTCCGCCGTCACCGCCGCGAATCTTGTAGGTGCGTGCACCGGAACCGTAGTTGTCGGCGGTGGCCCCGTAAACGGTCAGGTAGCTTCCGAACGATGTTGAACCAGCCTGCTCCGGGGAACCTCCGGTGGTGCCGGGACCGATGGTGACCGACACCGCATTTGGGAGGTCTTCCAGTTCGGATCCGGTGAACGTGGCTCGGTCCCACCCACCGCTGTATCCGCCGGCGCCACCTCGGGTGTTGCTTACGCCGTTGCGGCCACCGGACGATCCAGAAAAAGCATCGACCACGACTTTGTACGCGGCCGGATGCTTCTCCCACACATCGGATTCCGAGTAGGTGTAGAGGAAAGCCCGCTCTGATCCGAACACGACCTCGTCGATCCGGTTGTCGAGGCGAACCACTTCACCGTTGAACAGGGGTGCGGAGATGAACTCCGACTTCATGTTGTTCTGGGCGCCGTTCCATGAGCCTTTCCAAGCTCCGTTGGTGGCTTCGTTCTTCGCTTGTTCTTCGGTCTGCGCCTGCCGAGCAGCGAATGCTCCTACGCCCAGCGATCCGTCGGGTGAGGCGCCATCAGGTGAAGTCACCGCTCCTCCTCAACGTCCTCATGCTGGAACTCCCACAGCACAATCAGCCGATGCAGCAACGCCAGCAACAGCACAATGACGGTGACAGCTCGTACTTCGTTGCGCCACGTGTAGTCGCCGAGCCACCACACCGATATCAGCTGCAGCCCGATCAGACCGAGAGCGGCCGCCGTGTACATCAGGGTCTTGCCGGCCTCGGTGGTGCGCCACGGAGAACGGAACCCGTACAGTGCGACAAACAGCCACGCCAGGACTGTCATGGTCGTCAGCAGAATGCGGGCTTCCTCCTGCGGATCGAACACCGCAACCACCACACCGCAGGCGACCGCAGCCACCGGCAGAATGATCCGTCTCATGCGTTCCGCCTCCTCATCGCCGCCGCGGCAGACGCACCAAACCCGTTCACCCTGATGTGTTTCTCCGCAAGTTCGGCCAAGCGCTCCACATACTCGCGTTGCGCCTGCACCTGCTCGAGCCGCTGCTCGGTCACGATCCGCTCCGCCCGCGCCCTCTTCACCGCCGTGGATTCGGGCTTCTGCTTCTTTCTCCACCACGTCACAGCCCCTCCCCTGCACCGAGTTTTTTCAGCGTTTCGGCCATGTGCACCGACAGTTCGATCTTCGGGATGAGCAGGGAGATTTGAGACGCCTGCTCGTCGATGATCTTGCGTTGCACCAGCTTGTCTTCGCGGTGCTCTTCGATCTGCCGGTCCTTCTCGGCGAGTGCAGCTCGGTGCTGCCTCCATGGGACGAGGCCGCCGAAGATGATGAGCAGTATGACTGCCGAGAGGATGCCGCCGAGGCCGATGTCGGAGGTGAAGAACGCCGAGAACTGCTCCATGCGCTACCCCCTGCGGATGAATGGATCGACGTACTGCTCCCGCAGATCGCTGGCGTGTGTGATGGCTGGGCTCGTGCCCTGGGGTGCGGCTACCGGCGTCGGCCGGACTTCCTCGCGGACGATCTGCCGGAGGATCGGCGCGAGATCCTGCAGTGAGTCGATGGTTTGCCCGACCTTCGCGGCGAGCGGCTTGTTCGGCACCGCCCAGACGCCGATGATGCCGGCGATGATCGTGGTGATCGTGATGGCAATGGCCGCCCACTGGGGCAGGAGGTCGCCGTAGACGAGCAGCTGCGGGCCGCCGGTGGCGATCAGTGCTGCCGCGGCGATGATCGCTTTGCGGATCTCTGCGAACGTCATCATGCGCCCTCTTTCCGGTTGAGCAACTGGTCGAGCTTGGACTCGATGCGGACCTGCCGCGCCGCGACGGTCTGCACCAGCGCCACGAGGGAGCGGCCGACGTCGTCGGGGACGTCGGCGTATTCGGGGCGGATGTCGTAGCCGTCGAACACGGTTTCGTTCCAGATGTCGCACCAGATGTCGTAGGGCCACGGCTCGGCCGGGGTACGTGTCGACGGGTTGACGTTCTGCTGCCGGTTGATCGGGCGCAGGCGGCCCGGCTGCGGATGCAGCTGCCCTGCTCCCTGCTCGACGATGTCTGCCACGGGTTCCCCCTTGGGTTGGGCGCTGCCGAACAGCGCGCGAAGTTCGTGCTCGGTGCCTCGGAAGGCGTTGACGTCGACGGCTTGGCCGGCGACCTGTCCGCGTTCGGAGAACTGCAGGAGGACGACCGGGGGTGCGCCGGTGTGGAACTCGGCCCATCCGGCGTGCCCGTCGCCCGGGTAGAGGACGGAGGCGTAGCCGGTTCCGTTCACGTAGTGGCTGTTCCAGATCGGCGGCGTGCCGTCCAGTCGGGGTGCGCCCATGTGGCCGGTCCAGTACCAGCGAGGCAGATAGTTCGCGAACACCCGCATCCCGCGCTCTTCGATGGCCCGGATGAGGGCCTTCATATTGTCGATGGAGCCTCGGTTGCTGGTGTCCTCGTAGTCGAGCTGCACCGGAATGCTCGGGTCGCCAAGGTGTGCGAGGAGTGCGTCGGCCTGACGGTTCACGTCGACGTTGTTGCGTGCGAAGTGGTATCCGCCGAACAGGCCCCGGAAGTGCTGGCGCATCTGGTCTCGGGCGCGGGGCCAGTACGGGTCGCGGTAGCCGTCGCCCTCGGTGACTTTGTGGGTGGCGAAGACAAATCCTTCTCGCTTGGCCGCCGCGAAGTCGAAATCACGCTGATGGTTCGAAATGTCGATGCCGTAGATGGTCATCGGTTTCCCTTCGGCGGGACGAGTTGCGCGAACCCTTCCCGCACGTAGTCGGAGTAACCCTCACGCTGCGCAGTGGGTGCCGGCGCCGGGGGCACCTCGTCCGGGAACAGCGCCCCGGCGAGGAGTGGGAGTGGGTCGAGTCGATTCGGGCCGGGAGGTGACCACACGGCCCGGTGCCACTCGAGGTGTAAGTGCGGAGCGACGCCGCCGTTCGTGCGGGAGTCCGGATTGATGTGCCCGATCCGCTGGCCCGCTTCGACGCGCTGGCCGTAGCGGACCTCGGGGATGATGTGCCCGTACACCGTGGTGCCCGAGCCGTCCTCGGTGGGGTGGTCGATCACGATCCACTGCCCGAACCCGGAAGCCGGTCCGACGTTGACGACGGTGCCGCCCTGCACGGCGTAGATGGGTAGACCACCGGAGCCGCCGTCCCATCCGAAGTCGACGCCGAAGTGCATTCCGCCCCATCGGGGCCCGAAACCGGAGGTGACCACGTGGCCGCGTTTGAGAGGCCAATATCGATTAGTCATCAGATTCTGCCCTCTCTGATCCATTCGACGACGATTTCGCGGACCTGCTCGACGCGAGTGCGGTGCACACCCGTCACCGGATCGAGGCCCGCCGCCATCACCGCGTCCTCACACACCTGGCGCGACACACCCAACATTCGTGCCAGCATCGGGATCCGAATCAGATCCGGATCCGGATTCACGTCAACCCCAGGTGTGCTGTGATGCGCTCCGAAATGTCACGTGACACCAGATCGAACGCGTTGACTTCCATACCGAAGTCGGCGAGCAAATCCCGCACCCGATCCACATCGAGACTCAGGCGTTGCGCGAGATCATCGACCCGCAACCAGCCCGACGGCACCGCCGGATCCGCCACATCTTCCATACCGAGCTTGGAATTGATGAGTTCTTTCAGTTCTGCCTTGTCTTGCTGGGGAAGCTTCGCGACGATGTCGGCCATCGTCTGCTGCGGCACGTCAGGCTCGTCCTTGTCCACCCATTCGCCCTGTGCACCCCACTGGTTCGCCACCATGTTCTTCGGCGGACGCCACTTCAACTCCGGCTCCGACTTGATACCGGCCCCGAGGACACACATGTGATACGACTGCATCTCGTAGAACTCGACGGGCATGATGAGCGGAGCACCCTTCTGCCCCGGCGCCGCGGTGAACATCCACAGGAACCGGGTCCGGGGATTCGACTCGTCGCAGTTCTCGCGGGTCGGAACCCCGCGCCCGCTCCATGGTTCCCACTGGTCAAATCGTTTGCCTTCGATAGGCGGGTATTCGCTGATGTCCAAGAGTGCTCCTGCCTAGAACCCGAGCTGCTGGAACGCAGACACCAGGGCTTCGAACTTGCGCCATGCCTGGGCCACTGGATCCTCGAGCTCGGAGCCGTCGCCGATCGTCATCGTCCAGGTCGGTGGGGTCTCGCGATCCCACGACAACTGCACCTTGTGGACCCGGTCGACATAGATGCGTCCGGTCTTGTCACCGCGCACCGTGTAACCCGCCCGGTCGGACAGCCACACGTGCCCGGTCTCACCAATCAGGAAGGGTGCCCCGTCTCGCGCCGAGAACTCGTGGGCCTCGTACGATCTTGTCGCCCAGAAACCAGCACGCAGCACCATCAGCGACGAAATCGTGTACGCCTTCGAACCATCCGACGACAAGTACTCGAAGTACCTCGTCCAGCCCTGATTGTTCGCCCGGGCCGCGCTTCTCGCGACCATCCACGCCAAGATCGTGTCCTCCACGAAAGGCATCAAGATCGCCGAAGCGGCTCCGCCAACCGGAGGGACGCCAGGAATCATCGCGAGCAAATCGCCGGCTAGCTGAATCGTTGCGTTTATTAGTTCATTGGCAGATTCGAGATCGCCTAGCCCCCCTAGGTTTCCCCAGGGGGGCTAGGCGACCCCCGGCATCGAGTGCCCGCCTGTGATGACCTGGATCCCCTTGGACCCGGTCTTACGCATCCGGTACGTATCCAGTCCGGTGATCTCACCGTCCCGCCACACCGCAAGCGGCATACCGCGGGCCGGCCGCCGGTTCCCCGGCTCGAAGTACTCCACCGGGATCGTCGTGTCCGTTGCGAGCTTCGACGTCGAATCGATGAAGTCCCCGACGAACTCGGAGATGGTCCGGATCAATCCGTCCCAGATCGTGCCTCCGGTCGCAGCACCGGTGGTGAACCGACCGGACCGGTCCTCGAAGCTGACGACCCGGGTGCCGTGACGCAGGTTCGCACCCGGCCACGGCGGCGGATCACCCTCGAGATAGCAGCGGATCACGGGCGAGACTTCGGAGTCCTGCATGATCGGCTGCGCCAACTCATGGAAGTTCTTGAACCGCGAGGCCGCGATCGACCAGAGCACACCGTCGTTCATGGCCTGCGCGAAGCTGATCGGCTTGACAACCATCGACCACGTCGACTGGTTCAGGTCGGTGCGTTGCGCCGGGTCCATCGGATCCGACGGCAGCGCCCACGTCGACTCGCGTTCACGCTGCAGCTGCAGATCGAGAATCAGCGACAACAGCCAGGTCGCGGGACCAGCCGAGATGAAAATCCGCGGAAACTGGATCCACTCAGGCAGCCACGGATTGGCCCAGACGTGATACCACTTGAGCCGCTCATAGTCCGACAGGAACCGGGCCGTGATGACCTGGTCCCCATCCTCGTCACCTTCAAGCTCGACATACTCGAGCAGCCCCGACAGGCGGGATTCGCAGTAGTCGATGGTGATGTTGACGTTGCGTTTCTCGCCACGCTCCAGCCGGCCGTGCTCGTCCCACAGCCACTGCCCGACCGGATGATCGAACGGATGCTTGATCTCGAACACACCCGAGTCGCCATCGATCAATTCGGCCTGCACCGAATACTCGGCCTGCACGACGTGCTGCAGCCGCATCTCGCCGTCCCACAGGCGTACCAGCGGCGGGATCTCCCGGAGACGCTGTTCTTTGCGGGCGTGCTCCTGTGTCGCGTTCCAGATGGCCCGGCACTGCTCTTCGAGCGATAGTTCCTGGTCGATAACAGTCAACGAGTCACCTCCTCAATCTCACTGGCCACCTATCGGTTCCGACCACCAGCGCGGCTGGATCAGTTCCATGCGGGCGCCACCGGCCGGCACGTTCGTCACCGACACCGGAAGCAACTGCCGTTGCGTCTTCGGGGGAATGCAGTACTCGAAGAACCTGCCCGGGACCGGCATCCGGCCGAGCAGGTTCGTATTGCCCGCGTCCCGGATCATCAACTCTTGGCCGTCCAAGTCGACGGTCACGCCGCCCTCGAGCGTGCCGATCGCCGGCAAAGCGATCATCCGATTACTGTCGTCGCGGCCCGTCATCTTCGACACCCCGGGACGCCGGTTGTACGGCGGACCCTCCCATGAGAAGTCCGGCAGGGACCAGTTGCCGCGGGTGCCGTTCCACTTCTGCAACATCGGCTGGTCGGTGGGGTTTTCGACCTCGATGTACTTCACACCGTCCGTGGTGAACTCCACCGCGGTGATCTCGGGTTCCTCGTAGTAGAACGGCATCCCAGCCCGCAACGGAAACACCCGGTTCGCGTGCTGCGTCACGAGCGGATCGATATCAGGATTGAAGTCGTCCATCTCGTACAGCTGGATATCCAGCCAGCGTTGCGAACCCGAAGGTGCGATCACTTCGATCTTCGCGAGCGACGCATCGTGATCCCACTGATCCTCACGCCAATCGAGAGCCTGACGGAACCTGGACATGATGTCCTCTTGGTCCCCACCCCGAACTCGCTGCGCCGAAATATGGAATCCGAGCAGAAGGTCCCGCGGGTCGTACCACAGGCCCTTCATGGTGCCGCCGGTTTGACGTTGCGTGGACTTCCAGAAGGTGCGGCCCGGGACAGGGAACAAGCCCTTGACCTGCCCCTGTCCCAGGACTACACCTTCCGCGCCCTCGTCTTCACCGTGGACCGGCCAGAAGCTGCCATCTTGCCCATGAATGTTGATGGTCATCGACGACAGCATCAGAACGGCCTCCCTCCATTGCGCATCCGCGCCAACTCCTGCTTGTCACGCGCAGCGCGCATCATCTTCGACTCGTTCACGAAATGCGGGCTGTAGATGTGCACCGAGTAGTCGTTGCCACCACCGGCGGCCGGCACCAACGAGTCCAACTGGGCGCCGGCGAACTGCAGCAACTGCTGAGGACTGTTGAAGATCGGCTCAGGCTTGTTCGACAGGTTGATTGCCATCTCGTTCGGCTTCAACCAACCGCCCGTATCGAACACCTTCAACGGCAACTTCTTCAGATGCTGCTGCACCCACTTCGGTATGCCCTGCCCCGGATCGAAACCGAGCTGCTCGTCTGCGCCCGGGAAGTTGGCCGGGATGCTCAACTCGTCGATCGGCTTCTTGTCCGAGTCCTTCGACTTCTTGCCGCCCTTCTTGCTGACGGTCTCCCCCTCCTTGGGGGGCGTGAAGTCGGGGAACGGGATAGACAACCAGCGGGACTCACCGAACGGTGAGGCCTGCTCGATGACAGAGTCCACGATGATCCCGAACACATCCGAACCGAACTTCTTCAGCCGGTCCTTCAGTGAGAACTCGCCGCCGGACGATCCGTCCTTGCCGCCGCCGGTCGCGAGTTCTTCCTCTTCCTCAGCGATGCGCTTCTTGGTTTCCTCGAGCGAGTTCTTCGCCGAGTGCACCTGCAGGTCTGCCTTCTCCTTGTCGAGCGAGGTCGAGTCCGGATCGTTGTAGACCTTGTCGCGCGCCAACTGTGCATCCAGGACGGAGATCTCCGCCTGCCGGAGCTGGATCGCCGATTCGTCCATGTCGCCGGTGAGAGGCGGGGCCGGTTCCGTGGAGATCGCCGAAGCAACCCCGACACCGTCCCGCTTGTTCTCCAGTTCGCGGACTTTCAGTTCGGCGCGCTGCACTTTCAGATCCGCTTGTGCCTTGTCGGCGTCGGACTTCTTCTCGTTCGCGTACGTCTTGTCGCGTGCCTCCTTGGCCTGCTGCACAGCGATACGAGCCGATTCGAGATCCAGTTGGTCCTTCTCGGTCCACGGCTCACGCTCGACCGCGTACGCCCCGATACCGCTGATACCTTCCGTGCCGCCGTCGATCATTTCGTTCGGCAGATGGAAGATGCTGTGGAACTGCGAGTCGAACGCCCCCACCGCCGGCGGGCCGATCCTCGAGGTGCCATGTGCACCACCGGACTCGACGGGCTGACCGTTGAGCGTGGCCGCCATATGCTCGTCCGACGTACCGACAACGAACACCGTCCCGGCGGGACCGGAGCCCGGCTGCAGCCCGGCTGTGGATCCACCGAGCAGCGAGTACGTGGTGTAGAGCCGTCGCCCTGCAGCCTCCGATGGGGTCGCGCCCATCAGGATCTGCTGCAGGTAACCGACCCAACCCGAACAATCCCAGCCGTTCGGGCCGGTCCCACCCCACACGTACTTGATGCCGTTGCCTGCGGTCGCCGCATCCAATGCTCGTCGGATACCGCCGTCGGCGAACTTCTCGAGCCGATAACCGAACCGTTCTGCGACGTCCCCGAGGATCGCCGTCGAACGTGCCCGCTTTGACTCGGCCAGCGGAATGAACGCTTCACCGCCGGTTTCGCCTTCGGCCCACTGCACCAGTCCGGCGCCGCGGCCCGGTTCGATGCGTGCATTCTCGGGGAGGCGGTCGATACCACCGTTTGCGCGGGGTGTGACCGAGAGTGGGCCGACGAAGCCGGGGTTGGCGTTGCGTGCTGCGCCGTAGTCGACTGCGAACTGTACGGCGATCTCGGCGGTCCGTTTCCGGGCCGCGTCGTCGATGGCCGCGTTGACGACCTGTGCGTTCGCGAGGGCCTGCTGGATCTGCAGCAGGACCTCGGGGTTGGCCTTCGAGGTGTCGAGTGCTGCCAGCTTCTCGAGGGTGACACTCTCACCTGCGAGGAACTGGTCGATGATCGCCCCGATTTCTGGGGAGACCTGTGTGCGGTCGATGTTTCCGAGCGAGTCCAGAGTGTTCTGGTCGACGATGCGGAACATCGTGTCGTCGGCGCCGATCTCCGGTACAGCGGACTCGCCGCCCACTTCATGAACCTTGTCGAGCACCGCGTCCAACGCCGCGATAGCCAGACTGTTATCCGCAGAGATCCGGATGTTCTCGTTCTGGAGCTTCTCGACCTCAAAGCCCATCTCCCGCAAGGTGGCAAGAACCTGCGGATCGATATCAGCCGGGTCGATCTCGATCGGCTTGTCCGGAAAATTCTCCAGGTAAGTCCTGATCAGATCGAGACCAGCAACGACCGCACCATCGCCGTCGAGTCGGACGCCGATATCGAACGCCTCCGGAAGGTATCCCTCGGCCGCGGCGATCTTCATGATCTCGTCGAACGATAAGCCCGCCGATTCGGCGAGGGCACGGAACATGTCCTCGTTCGCCGCGAGCGTGGCATCCAGATCGCCGCCCGACGCAACTACGTCAGCGGTGGCGTTCTTGATATCCAGGATCGAATCGCGGAGCCTCGCACCATTCTCGGTGCTCGTATCGACAGAACCGTTCTGGCCGATGAGGGCATCAGCCCACCCCTTCGACTGGTCCCACGCCTCAGCCGTAGCCTCAGCAGTGTCCCGGACGAGCTCGTTGTAATCCTGCATGGCGTCGCCGAGTGACGGCGGCACCCCCGCGAGGATGTCCAACGTTCGCTTGAGCGCGCTCGACTTGTCATCAGCCGAAGCTGCTGAATCAGCCAGGGTCTTGAAGCTGTCAGCGAGCTCTCCAATGCCAGGGGTGAGATCCCGTGCAGCTCCCTGCTGTCGCTGCAGCTCTTCACGCTGCCGCTCGAGAGACTCAATCGCCTCATCGGATGCGCCACCAACCGAACGCATCTTTTCGAGGAAGCTGCTCCACCCAAGATCCGAGCCGGACATCGCATCCGCGATATCGCGGTTCGACGCACCGACCTTTCGAAGCGCGTCAGCGGTCTCTTCAGCGACGCGGCCGGCTTCCTGCAGGTCGTCGTTCGCGCCACCCCACCAGGCATCCCACCGCTCACCGAGCGACATGCCGTCTTCCCACTTCGGCATGACCCAGTTGGTGATGTCATTCATCAACCCTGGGGCTTCGGACGCGGTGCGCTCCAGTCCCTGGCGGTAGGTCTCCATCTGCTGGGTGAGCGCGTCGAAGACGTCCTCGTTGATGACTCCGCGGCTCTCCTGCAGCGCCTTCCCGACGTCACGCTGAGCCTCAGCGAGCTTGTTCGCGGACTCGAGGTTCGCGTTCTGCGAATCCTCCATGTCGTCCATCGCGCCGACGAACTGCGTCGCTGCAACGATAGCCAACCCGATGCCGAGGCCACCGGAGAACAGATTCCGGACGCCCGACGCCGCGGCCCGCAACCCGCCGAGAGCCGGGGTCACACCGGCACGGATAGCACCGGCGAAACCACCTGCAGCAGTCGACGAGTTGATGAACGCGTTCTGCATGTTTCGGATGGTCGCCGAGTTGTTCCCCAGCGCACGCATCGCAGCGCCCACACGACCGATCTGCGGAGACAGATTCCGGAAATCGCCGCGCATCGCAGCGAACGACGCCCGAACCCCAGCCGTCGATGTCGACGTCGCAGCCAGCGACGTCCGCAGCGGAGCGAACGCTGCCGCCGCGGCAGCGCCCAACGCCGGCAACGTCTTGAATGCGGCAAACGCAAGCACCAGGGCAGTAACTGCTCCCTGGTTCTCGACCATCAACTCAGACAGCGTGGACAGCGCCGGAACCAGAACCGCATCAGCGACCTGCGCGGCAGCATCCAGCGTATTCAGCAACACCTGCCACGTCGACACACCCACTGCGGCCGACGCCTGCACGAGAGACTCGACGATCGCCTGAATCGCTGGAGCCAACTCACGCCCGGTATCGAGCAACTCTCCAAACGTGGCACTGACCTGGGTGATCGATCCCACCACGAGACCGGAGCCGGTGAACTCGCCCCACATCTCAGCGATAGTGCGACCGAATTCCTGAGCCTTCGGAATACCGTCCGAGTCCAGCCAGCGATCGAACTTGTCGACAAACGGCGTGATCGCCGCGGTCGCACCGTCAATCGCTTCGGTGATGCTGCCGAATCCGCCGGCGGCCCGATTGAACACTGGCCCTGCCACCACAGCACCGAAGCGACCCAGGGCGGCGCCCGCGTTCTGCATGGCGCCGGTGACAGTCTGTCCGGCTTCCTGTGCGGCGCCGCCGATGTTCTTCTGGATCGCTGCGAAGAACATCTCCGAGGAGATCTTGCCCTCGGAAGCCATGTCCTTGACTTCACCGGCTGCGACACCGGCTTCTTCGGCGAGCCACTGGTAAATCGGGATACCGCGGTCCGACAGCTGGTTGAGGCTGTCGGTGTAGGCGACCTGGCCGGTCTGGACCTGGTTCAGCACACCCCCCATCTCCGACAAACCAACGCCGGCGATTGCCGCGGCATCAGCTGTCATCGACAGGTACTTCGTCAACTCTGCACCGGGCTTGATGCCAGCGGCGACAGCGGAAGCGGCGATTGTGGCGGCGTCACCGAGTCCGTAGGCGGTGCCTCGAACGGAGTCGAGCGCCGAGTCCATGATCTTCGCGGTGGACTGCGCTGAATGGCCGAGGCCGGACAGTTTGCCCTGTGCGTCGTCGATGGCGGTGAGGCGTCCGATGCCCTTGGTGATCGCGACACCGAGAGTGCCGGTGATCGCCGCGGCTGCGGTCCCCGCACCGATCTTCAGTGCCTTGCCGAGGGCGCCGGACATGCGACCACCGGCGTCGCGGCCCGCAGCCTCACCAACGCTGCCTGCGCCGGAGAACGCCTGTCGCAGCTGACCGGGGATGCGGTTGGTTTCCGCGACGATGGAGATGTAGCCGGTACCCAGTTCGGTGCCCGCCATTAGGCCTCCTTCGCGCATGAGAAAACCCCAGTGGCGTATTCGCCTTCCGGGGTTCTCTTTGTGATTTTCTATTCAGTTATCTGGGTTTACCACTACCTCAACGTTTCGCGACGTTGACGTAGCCCGTGTCCATGTCTCGGCCTTCGTACTTGTTGGCCTCACATTCAAAGTCACGGAATCCAACCATTGCGCCGAAGCCGTTCTTGGCGTTCACCTCGCCGAGCACCTTCCAGTACTCGCCTTGTACGTCTTCGTCGGTTGTGCCGTCCTCGTTCTCGAAATTGATCGTGGCCGCGTCGCCTGCATATTCCACGGTCACGTTCCTGAATTCGGTCGAGTTCGGATCCTTCATTTTGTCCGCGACCGCTTCGAGGCACATTGCTTGAGCCTGCGTTTCCCAGTCAGGTTCATCTTCCCCGCACGCTGTGAGGGCGACAACTGCGATCAGCAATGCCGGAATCATGCGTTTCATGTCGGGATTGTTTCACAGTCACCCGGCACGGGATTCGCGCAGTGCACGCCGTTTGGCGAGCTCGTCGCGGATCTCGGTCGCGGTCATCCTCGGCTTGGCCGGTTCCGCCGACACGGCTTCCTGATCGGTCGGCCACGGCCCCAGGATCGGGTCCGGTTTCTGCCCCTGGCCGCCGCCACGCTGCCAATTCCCACCCCGCAGCGCATCAACCTGCAACGCAGCCAGATCCACCTCGATGGTGCGCCACCACGTCTCCGGGAACTTCAACCGCGACACCGCCGAATCATGCCGGTGCCAGCGCAGCATCACATACAGATCCCACCACGAGAGGGTGTCCCCCAAATCGTCGAGGGACAGCCCGCGCTCGAGGAGGTCGAACTGCAGCGCCCCGCAAAGCTCCCGATCGTCTAGGAGTCTTGCGAGGGCTCGGATTCCCCCAGGTTCACCCGGGACTGCTCCTCCCAGTACTTCGAGATCTCGGCGAGCTCACCGTTCGTGAGTTTGCTGAGCTCCTCGTAGTGTTCGGGGACGAGCATCTCGAGCAGCTTGAGGGTGCAGGCCCGGTCGGTGGCCTTCTTGGCCTTGACCTGCTTCTCGAACCATTCGTTGTACTCGGACTGTGTGTCCGGGGAGAAGTAATGCAGCTTGCGGACCTTGAAGGTCAGGATCGTGCCGTCCTCACGCGGGATCTCGAACTCGATCTGCTTCGACGCGTCGTGAGCGGGGGTGATACGGAATGCCATTGCACCAGGCCTTTTCGTTCGAACGTATGAGAGATATGCGCACCGGGCCTTTAGGCCCACCCGGGGGGGCGGCCCGGTGCAAAGGGGGTAATCGCACCCCTCCGGGTGAGATCATTACGGGCCCGCGGGAGCGAACCGTCCGTCGTCGCGGTACTCGACCACGTTGCCGCCGCGCAGCTCCACGGAGGTCGGCGCGTAGGTCTTCACCGTGATCGTGCGGGAAGTGACGTTGTTGTGGACGTCGACGATCTCCGCGACGTTCACCACCTGCCCGTTCTCGATGACATACCGCTTCGTCTTCGAACCCGAGATCGAGTCGATGACGAAGCTGGAGATCGGCAACGGATCCGCCGTGTGGTAGATGACCTTCTTGGTGCCGGCGGTCGTGGTCGCCGGGGTGACCTCGACGTTGGCATCACCGAACGCGGACCGCAGAACGGCCTCGTTGTCATCCTCGAGGAGGGTGATCGTGACCTGCTCGTCGTAGCTCGTCTGGACGTTGATGAAGGTCTTGCCGCCGTACATCTTGATGTCGGTGTTGTCGCGGGTCTGCGCAACAGTGACACCGTTCTCGCCGACCGCACCGTGGTCCGCGAATGCGGGGTCCAGCGCCTCGAGCGAGTCGGTCGGAAGATCGGTGCCCTGCGGCGCTCGGAAGAACACACCGCCGTCGATCGGCGGGGTGCCGACGAACGCATTGTTGACGTTCACAGCCATGATTGATTGCCCCTTTCAGGCATACGTTGCACCGGGCCTAGGGGGGTAGAGAACTGTCAGTCGATGAGGACGGTGATATCGCCGGTCAACTGGAAACGAGGATTCGACGTGTCCGGATCCGGAAAGTTCACCGGCCCGTTCGTGCGACGCCAGCCGGTGATGAACCCGCCGGCGAAATACTGGGCGCGTGATTCCTTCATGACCCGTTCGACGAGCAGCGACAGCCGTTCCGCCGCGGCCTCGTTGGGGTCGTAGCATTCGAACAGGAACCCTGCGGTGTCGGTCGCGAACGTGCCGTCACCACCGATCCGGGAGATCCGAACATGTCGGCCTTCCCGGAACTTGGTGCCCACCGTCGCCGCATCACCATGCCGCTGCAGACCTGCCTTCAAGGCAGCCACGACGACGGGTTGTGCGGCGGGGATGGTGCCGTAGTTGTTCACGAACGACCACCACCGAGAGCACGGACGAGGGTGTTCTGTGTGGCGTTTCGTCGCCGGGCTGCCCACGTGTCGGGGTAGACGATGGCACGCCACCGACCCTGGGGGCGTTTCGCACCCTGACGAGACGACCACGAGAACCCCGCACCGGCTGCGGTGGCGATGCGGGATGCGTGGCGTTCCACCTCGGCTTGCACACCGGTAAGGCGCCGGATCTCGTAGAGCGCACCAGGTCTCCACTGAAAACGACCTGCCATCACGCCTCCTCGTATTCGGCGTACGCCCACACATCGCGGTTGTAGGCCTTCACCACCACGTTCTGGCGGCGATCGGAGAACACCAGCAGGACACCTTCTTCGACCCCGAAGGCCGGTTCGTCAGGGAAGGTGTCCACACCTTCGGCGTGGGTAACACGAAGTTGCTTCGCCATCAGCCCTCCACTCTGCGAAGGAGGATCGTCACCAAACCTGGTTGCCACCACGGATTGTTGTTCGGATCCTGCGGATATCCGATCACCTCGAACCGCTGCCCATCGAGATGCAGACGATCCTTCGGCCCCGGGTTCAACGACCGCGGCGCGTACAGCTTCATATCCACGATCACCCGGTCATGGCCGGCCAACTCGGGCTCCGCCGACACGGGGGGCTCCCACCCGAACACCATGTGTTCCTCGGGAGCACCCCAGTACTCGACTTCGTTACCGAGCTCGTCCTCACCACCGCCGTCGTATCGTTCCAGTTCGATCGGGAACCGTAGTGGGAAGCTCATGTCTCCCCCGGCGCCCAACCCTGCGGACCGTTGACCATCGCGCCGTAGAGAGGATGCTGCAACGGCACCGGCGGTGTCGTATCGACCGTGAACGCCTTCCCGGAACGGGAGATGTTGCACAGCTTCTGCAGATCCACGATCTCCGAAGGCCAGAACATCGACTTGCGCGGGTTGCGGTTGTCGATGGTCTGCTGGAACGAACCAGCCGACACCTGAGTCACTGCCCCGCTACCCGAATCGTTCCACCGCAAAATCGCAGCTCGCAGGATCGCCTTCGCCGCGGCCTCATGCACGAAATCCTCGGAGAGGATGCACGGAGCGATGACAGCCGCAGTAGCGATCGCATCCTCGATCATCACCTGAGCCTTCTCCGTATCGATATCCGGAGCGAACGGTGCCAGGTCGTCGGGTGTCAAATGCACTGCGGCCATCGATCACTCCTCGTCGTCGTTGGACTTCTTCCGAGTGCTCGTCCGCCGCTTCGGGGCTTCTGGCTCGCCTCCCACGACCGACCATCCGAGCGCTTCGAGCGATCGGCGGCCGGCGCCGGGGATCTCGAGTTCCTCACCCTGCGGAGAGATCATCTTCATGACGTCTCCTCCCGATTACGGGGTGACAGCGGCGGGGGTGAGAACGCCGACCGGGTAGCGCGAGGCCGCGGTGGGGTTCAGGCGGGTCAGCGGGTTCGCGACCTGGAAGCCGACGCGGAACACGACGCGCAGAGCCTTCGAGTCCTGCTGCATCAGGTTCAGCACGACCTTGCCGTCGGCGTCCGAGATGACGCCCTCGGAGAACAGGTCGAACGTGACGTCCTGGCGGATACCGACGATCACCTTGTTCCAGTCCGCGGCGATCAGAGTCGCAGCGTCCGAATCCCACGCACCGTTGGTGACCTCGTTCAGCGGGTACCCGTACAGGCCGCTGGGCTGGCCGACCGCGAGGGACTGGCCGGGAGTGTAGATGCTGGCGCCCTGCGCGCTGCGGAGGCCGACGAGCTTCCACTGCAGACCCGGACGGGAAGCGAAGCCGTTGACGGAGAATCCGTCGTCACCGACCAGGCCGGCGAGAGCTGCGACGTCAGCACCGATGTCGGCGTTGGTGCCTTCCTCGATCACGTTGCCGGCAGCGATCGCCGCGGGGACGAGAGCAGTGGGCCACGAGGCGGGCTTGTCGACACCGAAGATCGATGCCTGGTCGACCTTCTTGCCGATGGCCTCGACGAGCAGCGGCCGCACCATGTCCCACAGCGGCACACCGGCGTCGGAGACGACAGCATCGGGGATCGGCACGATGACGGCGAGTTCCTCGGCCGTCATGACGATGTTGTCCCAGTCGCTCTTGGTGGTCTGCTTCAGACCGGTGTCGCCGTCGACCCAGTAGGCGTCGGGCAGCGATGCGAGAACGGGCTGCTTCGTCTTCTTCGACGACATGCGGACCGTGCGGGCACGCTGCAGGATCGCCGACTGCGACGGCGCTTCCTGCAGAACTTCGTTGATGACCTGGTCGGGGACCTGCACATCGGTGAGGTCGGCCCGGCCGAGGACGTTGGCGTATCCGGCCATTGTGGTTCCTCTCAGGGTTTCCGGGCGAGGCTGTCACGCAGCCAGTCGCCGCTGGGGGTGTTGTTGTCACCGCGACCCTGCGACGGGTCCGGCTTCGGGGATCGAGGCTTGGTTGCCTCGTTACGGAATTCGATGAGCGCTTCCGCTGCCGCTTCGATCTCTTCCTTCGTCGAACCGGTCAGCAGCGCGGCAGGAACACCCTTCTCGGCTGCGATGTCGGATCGCAGCTTGCCGAGCCGAAGTTCCTCGTTCTCCCGGGCGAGCGCTTCACGCTGCTCACGTTCACGCTCGAGTTCGGACTTATTGGCCTGCTCGATCTCGTCGAGCTTCGCAGCCCGCGACTTGAGGTCGTCGTAGTCCGCATACTTCGCCCGCTCACGCTGCAGCCTGGATCCGAGACGCTTCTCGAAGTCCTCCTGCGAGGTGATCGGCTCGAACTCGTCCCCCTCGAGGGTCGGTGTCGGGTCCTGCTCTTCACTCATCGTTGGTTCCCTTTCCGTAAGCCCGTCGGCATGAACCACCCATTGACCGCTGGATGTGGGCGTAGCCCCGCGAGTGCGGGAAGTCTGTTAGCGGCGCACGTTCGTGTTGGCACGCATGTGAGCGAGGATGTCCTTCAAATCGCCTGCGCCGGCGCCGGGCTGCACAGCCCGGGACGCGTCGATGTAGTCCTGCTGCCACCGTTCGACGTAGGATGGCGGCTCGTACGACTTGCCTGGCCGCACCTCGACGGAGATGCAGCGGCACGAGTTGTGGTACTTGTCGCCGAGACTCTGGCCGTCTGGTCGACGATTGCGGCGGCCGCCGGCGATGAACCTGCGTCGGCTGTCCCGGGTCTCTCCGCGAGCTCGAGCGCGACGGTCGGACGCGGACATCTCCTTGCCGCGGCCAACCACCGTGGTCGCAGCCGCCTCGGACGCGTACACAGCGCCACGACTCGCCATGACACGGCAGAACGCGCACGCATTGGCAGACGCATACCGCGCCCATCGTGCACCGGCCTCGATCTCCACGTTGGTGGCGATCGTGTCCCGGGCACCGTTCCACACCGCACGTTGCACCGCGCCGGTGAGGTGGGTCAACGCGATCTCCCCGGTCGCGGTCAGCGCGAATCGCGCGTTCGCCGCGTACTGCTCCACCGGAGCAGCCGGGGCCGGTGTCGCCTGATAGGACAACTCCGGTCCGGACGCGTCGTACCACTCGGTCGCCAGGTCCGCAGCGATCGTCGCGTACTGCGAAGCGATCTCCGGATACGCCTGGACGATCAGCTCACGGAACGCCTGCGAATCGAGGTCGGCGCCGGACGAGGCCCGCCACAGCCGCACCACGTCAGCCGTAGCCAAGGTGTGCAGCTGCTCGAGGATCTTCTGTCGTTCATTCGGTGTCAGCATCGACACGCCTCGCCGCCAACTGCTGCGCCTCCGAATCCACGTTCGCCGCGGCGTTCGCCAAGTTCTGCATCACCAGCTGGGTGTTCAGGCGCCGGCGGTCCGCGGCGATCTGCCGCTGCTCCGTCGGAGAGAATCCCGCCCGGTCCAGCAGCACCGTCGACTCCGGCGGCACGATGCCCGCAGACGCGTACTTGAGCGCTTCATCTGCGGCCGCCGACCGGGTCGGTGTCGATGCGTCCCGCCACTTCGTCGACACCGACGAGAACTCAGCAGGAACAACACCGTCACGGACCAGCAGGCACAGGCGAGCAACCTCGAGCCATGCCTTGCCGAACAGCACCTGACGACGTTCAGCACGCTTCACCAGCCGCGCCTCGAGCGCCTTGATCGCATCCGCTGAGGACGCCTGGTCCGTCGCAATGCCGAGGTAAGTGGACGGGATACCGGCTTCGGCAGCGAGCTGCTGCGCCATCAACCGCACCGACTCCACATACGGGCCCTGCGTCGACTGCGGGAACTGCCCCACCTCCGGGACATCACCGTTCTCGTCGCGGCCCAACCCGAGAACACGGCCCATGATGGTCTGCCACCCGGGGACCGGATTCCCGGCCTGATCCACGAACGCGTCCTCGTCGGCGCCGAGCACGTAGCGCTGCGGCGAGGTGTAGAACTCGCGGTTGACTTCCATCGCGAGCATCGTGCGCACCGCATTGTCGGTGTAGTAGCGGACCGCCTCGGTGATCTCCGAGCGGCCACCCAAAGCGCCGGCACGAGGCCGGTTCACGATCCGCGCCACCGGAACCCGACCGAGCCGATGCTCATCGCGATCGACGACATGCCACGCCCCGCCGTCGGTCTTGCGTTCGACGTGCACCGTCTCATTCGGCAGGTACAAGGTCGCCGCCATTACGCGGCCTTCCTCGTCCACCCACTGCTTGACGGCAGAGGACAGCAGTCGGGTCCGCGGCGAATAGATGCCCGTCACGTCCTTCGGGGACTCCACCGTCACCAGCGGCGACGGCTCCCCTTCAGCGCCGGAACCGACAACCGCGAACGCGATGCCGTACACCAGAGCGTCCAGATGCCCAGGGCCGGAGTCGACATCAAGGTCGTTCGCCCGGTAGATCTCCGACAGCCCGAGGTCCACGTCGGTTTCGATCCAGCCCTGCCAGTCGAGACGCTCCTCGAGCACATCAACGGTGGTGCCGGCCCAGCCCGAGACGGTGCGCACGTTCTGCATCTGCGGCGGGATCGCGATCCCGAGCTGCTTCACGAACTGGGTGCCCGTGTAGTAGGACTCCTTCAGTTCGTTCTCGCCCCGGAACTTCCCGAGGCGATCGAACAGGTACCGCGTCAGCTCCGCCTCGTCACCGGACAGAAGTGAGCTGCGGATCAGCGCAGGAGCAGTCACATCACCACAACCTTCCCTCTACCCGGAGACCCAGAACGGATCTTCGTGCTGTTCAACGCCAACCGGCGACCCAACAAGGCACCGACCATGCACACCGCCAGATCGACCAGACGCTTCGAATCACGGTTCTCCTTGCCCAACGTGATCCCCCACTGATTCGGACGCCGTTTCGCGTTGTGGGTGTGCGTCCGCAACCCGGGATCCCCGTCATGCATCAACGAACCGTCCTCATCGATGGCGCGTTGCACCAATTCGGCCTGCTCGGTGAACAACTTGTTGCGTTCCTTGCCGCCACGCTCGGACAGGCGCATATCGAACTTCACCGAATGTCCTTGCGCGCCGGGGGTGGCCCACACCTTCACCTTCCGGTGAAAGTCCCGATGCCAACCGTCGATCGTCTCCGCCCAGTACAAGGCTTCGTTCTCGTCGTCGCGGGCCGGCGACGGATCGACGCCGAACCACACCACGCGCCACGCTGCGAACGCCTGACGAACCACCGCATCGACCTCGTGCCGTGGCGCCAACCATCCTTTGCCGCGGTCGCCGTGCGGGCGCTGCCACATGCCGAGCGTCACCACCAGGCCATCCGACAACCGGGCCGCGACCAGACCAGTCGCGTCCTCAGACTTCGAACAGTCCAGGAACATCGCGATCTGATCGCCGTCAGCGAGTGACAGTTCCGGCCGCGCCAACGCATCGAACTTGCGCGGATCGATCCAGGCGTCCTCCGCCGCGGCCAGACCGTTCAGGTAGTAACGGATCGAATCCGCCACCGACGTGCGAGGGTCGAGGATCTCGTCCGACAACCGCTCGAGGTCCGCCCACGGAGCGTCCGCATAAGCCTGCGACAAGGCTCGCATCCGAGCCGTGTCGTCGTACAGATCCGTCGACGGATCCGCCTCGATGCTGTCGTACAGGATGTCCCGACGCTTCGCGCGCCCCGACACCTGCGCCTGCCACGCCTCGAACGTGCGCTCCGCCACCGCATCCCCACCCGACTGGTGAGCATTCGTCATCTCACAGATCCGGGCCTGCAAGGTGGCCGGAGACTTACCGACGTTGCGACGAGCCACCGCGGCGAGCTTGTGCCCACCAGACGACTCCGTCATGTGATGCGACTCGTTCAGCAGAATGAACGTCGCCGGGTCACCCTCCGACGTGCGCTCCGACGCCGTCAGCACCTCGAGGCGGCCACCATCCTTCAGGATCGTGCGGGTCTCACCGCAGTCGATGCCGAAGTACTCGCGGGCCTCATGGTTGAACATCGCGTTCGCGATCCGCAGGGTGTCCTTCGACTGCGCTTCCGAGTTCGAGGCGATCTGCACCAACGGCAGCATGTGCCGCTGACCGGTCCACGATTCGGTGTCCTCGTCGAACACCAGCTGTGAGCGGCCGACGAGCTCGATGTCGCACAGTGCGCCACCGAACGGGTCCTTGCCGGTTCCCTTCGCGCCACGCTTCACACCCGACCGATACAACCAGCGACCCCGCTGCGGGTCGTAGGCGTACCAGAGAATCAGAAACCGGGCCTGCCCCGCAGTGAACCGCCACGGCTTTCCGGTCAGATAGTCGACCAAGCCAGGTTCGTCCGTGCGCCACTCCGCCCAATCGATCAGATCCGGGCCGAGGGAGTTCTCGATCAGGAACGCCTTGTCGTCCTCATCGGCCGGCCACGGAATCGTCATCCATGCACCGGTCTCCGGATCCAGCCAGTAGCCGGGCGGAAGCTCAGAGGTTTCGGAAGCGATCAATGTTCGTCACCTTCGCCGGCTCCGACTTCTCCTCCACTGGCACATACCGGATCCGAAGGTCCCGCCGGAAGTCCGCGGTCGTCCCCAGCACCTTCTCGCGGTTGCGGAGCTCGACCGCGGCCGAGGCGATCCCGCAGTACGCGGCGTCAGCGACCATCGCGGTGGTGATCGCGAACATCCAGTCCGAGTCGGTCCACATAACGCAGTGCGGCATCCGGGAGATCGTGTCCCACCACTTGCGGGTCATCGTCTGCAGCCGCACCTTCTCCTGACCGTCGCGGGTGACGACAGTTCGGGTAGTCGGCAGCTTCGGGCGCTCACCGTCGTACGGCACGTCCGGGACCTCGACCCAGTCAACGTCCGACTTGCCGCGGTGGCGCTTCTGGCCGTCGGCCGACGGTTTCCGTCCAGGCACGGGCATGAGGCACCTCCTCGTGTACGCGGGTGAGAACGGTTTGGAACTCCTACAGACCGGCGGTCCCTATGCCCTCCGGTGGCCGAACCCCCACCAGGGGAGGGTCTTAGGCCACCCTTACCCGATCGAGGAGTGGGTGATTGGGGTCGAGGGCCATCAGTGCCCCCTCAAGCTCTTCGATGCGGTCGAGGTAGGTGCGGCGGGCCAGCATCTCAGCTGTGTTGTCCCTGTGGGTCACAGGCTGTAAATGGTCGGGGTTGACGCACTTGGTGTTGGCACATATGTGGTGCGCTGACTGCACCCCCAGGGGGAGCCCCTCTTTGATCTCGAGGACCATCCGATGTAGGCCGATATCCCTCTTCCCCACTCGGATATAGGGGTACCCGTCTCGTACCTTAGGCCACTCCCAGCACCCCCGTTCGGTTCGGTCTGCCCTGGCTCCGATGAGGGCTATGGCAGTGTCGTGGTCTCCATCTTCTATGGCCGCTCGCAGGGGTGAGCGTTGAAGTCTTGCGCGCTCGGTCGCCGAATTGTTGGCGCACGTATCGCTGCAGAATTTCTTGATCGAGGTAGCTGCGAACAGTTCCCAACACCATTCGCATTGGGTCAGTCTCGTGGTGGTTCCATTGCTCGCTTGCGCCAATTGGGATGCGGCGTTGGCTACTGTCGCAGCACATTCCCGGGAGCATGTGGTGGAGGTGTTTCGGGGGACCTTCACGGTCTCTCCACATCCGAGGCACACGATGGTGTACTTCCGCTGCGTTCGGTACCACTTGCTGTAGTGGGTTGCGCAGAGTTTGCGGCCGAGGATGGGGCGTTCACATCCGTCGGTCTGGCATGTAAGACTGGGCATGTCAGCCTGCTTCCATCAGGTTGGCATCAGCCCGGCGAGTGCTCCAACACTCGTCGGGCCTTCTTGTCTGATCTTCATATCAGGCCGGGGTGACAGGGAGGTAGCCTCTTAGGGCTACGCCTTGCCTGGCCTACTGCCGATTGTTGGCGGGTGTACGGGATGTGGCACTGTCTGCACAGGGAACGCAGGTTGTGTAGTTCGTCTGTGCCACCCTCTTGCTTGCTGAGGATGTGGTCGACTTCTTCTGCTGATGCTCCGCATTGGACGCATCGGTGGTTGTCTCGCTTGAGTGCTCGTTGGCGTTGGTTGCGCCATTGGCGGGTTGATCCGCCGGCCCATGCTCGGCTCATCGTCACCCCTTTGATGGTTGGTGGCCCCGCGCTGTCACCACCCTTGGATCAGCGCGGGGCCGCGGCCACCCGAGCGCCTATGGCTGCTGCGAGGGTGGACGACTTGCGTTGTACAGGTCGAGGATGCGATTCATCTCCGCTTCGATGACGGTGATTGCTTCGTCATCGTTGTCGAATCGTGCGCGTCTGAGTCGTGCGTTGAGGTCAGCGAATCGATTGTGGAGTTCGGTGATGCTCATCGTGTGTACCTGATGCCGAGGATGGCGAGGGTGGTGAGGAGTGTGTGGATCCAGGGTCGGAGCATCATCGGGTGTCCCCTCTCGACGACGAAAGCCGAGGGACCTTGTCGGTCACACTCGGCTTCGCGCGAAGCGTATCACACGCTTGGCTCACTGCTGGTCACGTGGTTGTGCCGCAATGCGTGTTGTGGATTCGAACGAGATCGTTGAGATCTGATTCGGGTATCCAGATTCCGTCGTAGATGACGTCACCGCACTGTGCGCACTGGGACCATTGCCGACCATATTCGTCGGGAGGCAGCGGCTCAAATGTGAAGGTGACATTCGGGTTGCGGGTGGTGCGCTCGGTGAACCGAAGCCTTCCGGTCCATCGCCCGCTTCGGCTGTCGACGGTCAGCCACTTCGGTGCTGCGGTTTTCGAGGTAAGCGCTTTGGCGATGGGGTCATTCCTGTCGAGGGTGATGACTCCCTCTTCGTCTTGTATCGCACTGGGTTGGACTTCGCCGATGAGGTTGAAGTCGTGGTCCCATACGCGGGCGCGGGCACCTTGTTCGATGGCGTTCATGCGCTCATTTTCTCCTGGTCTCGCCGTGCGAGGTAGTCGAGTGCTGAGGGTAGCGAGTAGTAGCCGGGTTCGATGGTGGTGATGTGTTCTCGTCTGATCCAGTTGTCGATGTGTTTGCGGGGGATGCGTTGACCGGTGCGGGCGTAGATGGCTTCTCGGAGTTCGTCCTTGGTGAGTCCTACGGCGTCGAGTGATTCGTCTGGTGGTCGTTCGATGTGTTTTTCGCGTGGGCGGTCTACGGCTTGTCGTGCTTGGCGTACGGCGAGGCGGATGTCGTGGGGTGCTTCTTCGCTGCCTTCGGTGAGGGCGAGGGCGATGATCCATCGTTTGAGCCAGGCGGCGAGGGTGAGTGTGTCGTTGCGTGGTCGCGGGTAGTTGCGTTGTTCGCAGACGTGGTTGGTCCAGGCAGTGAGCGTGTGGTGGAGGAGGTCGGCGGCTTCCATGGCGTGGAGGCCGATGGGGATGGGTTGTTCGTCGGATCCGTTGCGGGTGCGGGGGCCGCCGCCGGCGATGCGGTCTTGGCGCGAAATCGCGATAGTGAGGTCTTCGATGAGGTCGGGGATTTGGTCGAGGAGTTCGATGAGCTTGTCCTGGTCGTGGCGTGGGAGGTAGTAGCCGTCCCGGTCGGTCATGGTCGTTCCTCGTCGTCGATGTCGGCGTCGGTGAGTGTGAGGTTGTCGGCGTCGTCGATGAGTCGGCAGTCGCGCCAGTCACCGTTCGCAAGGTGCATTCCGTGGATGGCGTCTCGGCGGTCGACGTAGGCTTCACCGCTGTCTGACACGATCTTGTGGTTGTTGGCGCGTCGTCGCCACCGCCAACCGTCCTTCGCGCGGTAGAGCTCGAGGGTGTGGGTCATGACGCCTCCTGCTCGATCTGCTTGAGAAATCCGTCGACCGCTTTGCGGCCCATTTCGGTGAAGTCCCATTCGCCGGGTCTGATTTCGACGCTGCACAGGTCTCCGAGGAGGGTGACGGCTGCGCTGATGGCGCGGGCGACGTCCATGTAGGTGGGGATTGGTTCGGGTGTGGGTAGTCCGAGCCATGCGCGTTGCTGGTCGTAGGTCATGGTGTGCCAGGGGTCGCCCCAGGTGTGTCCGCAGGCGCACAGGTGGCCGCCGGGGTGGTGTGCGAGGGCGGTGCACAGGCAGGTGTGTGCGTTGCCGGGGAGTTTGTTCGGGCAGTACGCGGTCATGGCTTGTCTCCTTCGAGTGGCCGTTCGAGGGCGTGAGCCAACTCCCCTGCAATGCGCCCGTAGGCGCGTCTCAGCGCCTCGTTGTCCGAGTATTCGGCGGCCATTTTGTGGCTGGCGATCATGCGGTTGATGTCGGCGCGGAGTTGTCGGTAGTTGCGTGCGAGGTGGTCGTAGCTGTCGTTGCGTTCGGCGAGTGAGGACTCGGCTTCGAGTGCCCGTTGCTGCCACTTCTCGGCGTGCATGATGTTCATCTCAAGCGCGCTGTCAAGGAACTCGTTTTCGTCGGCGAGTTGGCGGACTTCGGCGCGCAGTTCGTTGTTTTCGTGGACCAGTCCGGCGAGGGCGGCTTCGGTGGCGTCGAGGCGGGCTTGGGCGTCGGCGAGGTCACGGGGCGCGGTCATGGCTTGTCTCCTATCGCCTTGTCGAACATCGATGCGTACGTGCCGAGGAGTTGGGCAATGCCGTGCTGCCCGAGCCGGACATAGACATCGCGTTCGACGTGGAGTTGGTCAACGACTGCACGCACTCGTCCGATGGTGGCGGTGAGTTCGTCGATCTGCCGGACGGTCACAGCGAGACCCGACTCCAAACGTTCCGTGCTCATGGCCTCACCTTCACTTCCACCGATTCCGCCGCGGTGCCTTTAAATTGGCCGGGTGTCCACCCGTATAGGCCACAGTCAGGGCACTTCGGGTTTCCCCAACCGTGTGCGAGGCGGGATGCAGCCATTTCGGCGGCATCGACGTACCCGGCCGGTAGAGGCCAGTTGTGCAGGGTGCTCGCGCAGGGATCGCGACGGTCGAGTAAGCCGTAGTCGCCGCCACAGATGCGGATCGCATACTTGCTCATTCGTCCCCTCCGATCGACTTGACGTTTGCCGTGAGCGTGCGTCCAATACGCGCCCCGCACTCGAACAGGTCGTATTCGCCGTACACGTAGCCGTCGATGATCCAGTCGATGCGGCGGATGGTTCCGGGCTTGAACTCGAGCTCGCTCATTCGTCTTCTCCGAGGTGGATGAGGGCGGTGCCGGCCATGTCGCACACGATGGCGGCCAATGTGAGCCAGCCTGCGGTGCAGAGGGTGGTGACACCCGCGATGGTGACAACGGTCTTCATGGCCGGGTTCCGATCGTGAGTTGTCCGCCTTCGGTTTCGGCACTGTCGGCCCACCAGGCGCCCGAATCGTCCGAGGGGTACCCGTAGCAGGGGTACGCCCTTTTTGTGAGCGTGAGACCGGCTGATTCAGCGGGAATGCACTGCCCTCCACGGCGGTGTGCATCGAATGCGGTGATTCCTGTGAAGGTGGTGTGGCATCCGGAGCAGTGGCAGGTGTTCGCGCCGCCCCATTCGGACTGGCATGTGGAGCAGATCGTCATGGCTGGGTCTCCTTGTAGCGGGCGGGCGCGAGATCACCGGGCGTGTACGGCGGGTGGGTGGGTTCGGGGACTTGGAATGCTCGGATCAACCGGACGAGATCACCGACAGTGAGATGCACCCACTGGGACATGGGATCGGTGGTTCCTCGTCGTTTCGCGATGACGACGCCGATCAGGGCGCCGTCGTTGCGGGCCTCTAATTGGGCTTCACGGGTCCATTCGGGGAGTTTCTGGGTGGCAGTGTCCTTGCATTCGATTGCGAGCCTGTGGTGGCCGATGCGGACGCCTCCGATGTCACCGCGGTCCTTCGCGCCGGTCTTGACGCGCCGGTCGATGCGGTCATCGTCGAGAGCCTCGGCGAGACCGTCTGCGATGAGGCGTTCGAAGCGGGCGCCGGCGGCCTTAGCGGATGCACGAGAACGAGTCACTTCGCGGCCCCCTTGAACCACGAGCTGCCGACGATCGCCTTCCGCGGATCCGCCTGCAGTGCCTGCCGCTGCGCGAGCCGCTGCCGGAACTCGGCGTCCTGCTCATCCGTCAACCGGAACGGCGTCGAACGACCCAACGCCACCCGACGAGCGAACCTGTGCGCATCAGGCGGGGCGATCCCCATGTCCTGCAGGATGTGATTCGCCTCCTCCATCACCTGACGGCGTTCCTCCGGCAACGACTGCAACTGCTCGAAATACGCGGCACGGGCGTGCTTGACGATCGCGGCCGGCAACGGACGGAACCCGTCCTCAGCCATCCGATACGCCCGAGCCACACCGGCAAGCAAGTCTTCTTCGGAGAGGCCGGATTCGGCGAAGCATTCAGCCCACGCCATGATCGTGGCCTCGCCACCGTTCGGGAACCACGGGTCGTTCGCGGAGCACTTCGCGAGGACTTTGGTGGCGGTCGCGATGTCGCGGTCGGTGATCATGCGATTCCCTTCGGTTCGTTCTGAGAGGTGAGTCGGGCGCCCATGTCGAGCCAGCCTTGGACTTTCTGGTCAGCTCGAGACATGCCGCCCTCGAGTGGTCGGAGCCCTGGTCGTGGGAGATGGCCGTCGAGGTATTGGCCGAGGAGCTGCTTGGTGATGGGCTTGCCCATCTCGTAGAGGGCGACGATGGCGTCCTCTACGGTTTCGCTGCTTTCGCCGCGGTCGTGGATGGCCCACTTGGCGATCTTGAGGACAGCCACGTAGTTGAGTGCTTTGCCGACTCGCTCGTACGCGTTGGTCGTAGCGATCTGCTCCGGGGACTTCGATGCGCTCGGCGAAGCCGACGCACGTTTCTGTTCCCCTGTTCCCCTGTTCCCCTGTTCCCCTGTTCCAGGGAATGAATTTCCTTGCGTACGCTCTGAACTTCCTTGCGTTGACTCTGAAGTTCCTCGCTTTTCCTTACTTCCCTGAAAACGCAGGTCAGGACGGGCATTCGGATGATCCGGGTTCGGGTTCCGCCGACCAGCACGCCGCTGCGTCTTCTGATGGTTATCCCACGTCGGAATGGCGAAAAACTGCCGTCCATCGACCTCGTAGAACGTCACGTCGTAGGCGTAATGAACTTCAGAGAGAAGACTCTGAAGTTCAGAGACAGTGATCTGATCTTCATCACAGAACGCGAAACCGAGCAGACCGTACAGATTCGTCTCGCCGATCCCGAAATCGTCAGCCCAGCACCACATCGCCTCGAACAGGATCCGGGCAGGGAACGATGCTTTCGCTGTCGACGGCGATCGGAAGAACTCTGGCTTCACCGTGCGGATGCGTGGCACTACGCCACCTCCTTCCTGACGTTCTCGATTGGGTAGCGCCGGCCTGTCATGACGCACACGTTGTTGATGCCGTCGCGATGCCGAAACACCCGACCCGACTCCTCACCCACCGGAGCCAACCGCTTGCACACCGGGCACGAGACCATCAAAACGGCACCCCCTGCCACGTGATGCCGCCAAAGTCGTCCAACAGCACCAATTCCCCGCGGCGCCACACCCCGACATGCGACACCGGGTCCGTGTTGTGCTGGGAAATCAGCAAACCTCTGGCACGAGCGACCGCCCGCAACGATTCGATGGCGATGTGGCACGGTGCGCAGATGTACAGAAGGTTCGCCGGCGAATTCGTGTCCTGTTTGCGGCTGCCGCCCATGCCCCGGGCCCGCCGGTGATGCATCTGCTCGGTACGGCCGTTGCAGTCCTCAACGAACATGGCTTCGCACACCCCGCCGGCGCGGGCGGACACAAGATCCGCCTGCGCCGACGAGGGACCCGTCTTACGACTCGCCACGACCAGCCACCTGATACATGCCGCGAACCGAAGCACCCACCGACTGCAACGCCCTCAACTCAGCCTCAAGCGCTTTCGCGGTGCGATCCGCATACTTGTACGCGGCATCCGCGAGATCCCGGTTCGCACGCTCATCAGCCGTCGCCAACTCAGCGATGTACTTCCGCTCATGCGCAGCCCCATCCGCTTCGATGTAGGCACGGGCGAACGCCTGGTCGTATGCGCGGTCGGCGTCGAGGAACTCGGAGTACCGGTTCGAGCACACCGTCACGCCTTTGGCGATACGGTTCGCGCAGTCGCGGATGGCTTCTTCGATCGCTACCGGGTTCATGACTGGCTCCGGTAGTGGTCGATGAGCTTCTGGATCGCCGCCACATTCGACGTGCCCCGCAGAGTGTCACCAGGGTTCTGCTCGACGAACATCTCGGCAGCCTCAGCAGGGGCAATCTGCTTGAACCGAAGAGTCTCCAGCAGGGTGGCGCGAGCCTTGTCCGCCGGCGACTCCGGCTTCGACGTGACCTCACGTTCCGCCTGGCGGTTCCGCACCTCCTCAGCCGACGCGATGCCCTTTTTCGTGTCAGCAGCCAAGGCCGCGACGATTGCACGACCCCACGCTGAAGTCTCGGCGTTCTGCAGTTCGGAACCGCGGGTGTACGGCGTCTTGCCGGGGAACAGTTCGTACGCCATGCCGATGCCCGGACGGGTGTCCTCAGCGTTGCGGTACGCGGCTGCCACCACGACGATGTACGTCTGGCCGCCGATCTCCTCAATGCTGTACGGCTTCTCGATCACAGCGGGCTGCAGCGACCCGTCGGGGTACTTCTCTCGGAACTCCACTATGCGGGTAGCGACGTCGATGTAATCGGTGGCGAACTTCTGGCTCATGGTCGCTCCTTGATCTCGAGGAGGGACGTGAACGAGAACTCGCCACGCTGAGCCATGCCGCGCACCAGCTCGACGACGTTCTTCGCCGGCACGAACCGCGGGGTCGCAGGACGAGGCTCCGGTGTGGTCACTTCTACGCCAGGGGGGAGCGTCGGCTCGAACGGTTCCGCGAGAGCAATCGCCGATTCAACGTGCGAAAAAAGTGACCGCAACCCCTGCTCGGTCAGCCGCACCTTGGTCTCGATGACCTCGTCGCCGAACTGATCGACCATCCAGGCGAACAACTCCGCCTCATTGACGACATCGATGCTCGGCTTTTGCTTCGAAGGCTTCGGCACCGACGCATACCCAAGTTCCTGCTCACCGGCGAAGGCGTACACAGTGCCGCGAGACAACTGCTCCTGCAGCGCCGCCTTCCGCTCCTTCTCGGCGTCCGCGAGAATCTTCTTCACCGCGGTGATCGCGGCGAGATCTTTCACGATCTGCTCGACATCACTCATGGAAACCGTCCTCGAAGTCCAGGACCGCCGCGGTTTCACGCGCATCGCGGGGGTCGTAATGATCAGCGGGAAGACACACACGCCCGCACGGGGCCTGACGGATCGCATTGCACGCATTGCACTGCCACAGGTTCATCGCCGCACCTCCGCAACCGCAGCCAACACAGCCTTCGCATACAACTCCGCAGCATCCGGCGACCACGACACCCGCGTCTGCAACACCTCGTCATACGACCACTCGAGGATCACCCGCCCATCCCATGGATCCGTATCCACCGTCCCCACGTTGTGACCATCGTGAAACTTGTTCATGTCCCGCTCCTCGCAGCAGTTCTCGCATCGAATGGGGGCCTTGCAGCAGTGCCGGCCCGGAGTTCTGTCGTCATCGCGTCCACAGCCCGACTCGTGCTGTGGGAAACCTGGGGCAGGGCCAGCGCACGTGCACTCACTCGCACACACATGGCGGCCCGCAAACGTCGTCACGACGCCTCCCGGCGCTTACGGTTGTCCTCGGTCTTCCACGCCACACACGGCTCACAGCGGCACCCGTACTTCAAATACGACTGCCCGCCACCATGACCAGGGGACTCCGGGTGATAAGCCCGACCGTCCTTCAAGATGCGCGACAGATGCTTTCGGGCCTTCAACGCCGCACTGCGCACCTTGTCCGTACGCTCCTCCGACGTCATCGCCGCATACTTCTCGAGGAACGCCTCATACTTCGGTCGGTCCACGCACAGTTCACACTTGCCGTCAGACCCGGCCAGCACCCATCCCGCGTATCCGTTGCGGCGGGCACCAATCAGCTCGCTGCACTCCACACAGGGCACTGGAGTGGGCTTCTCGGTAACGCGGGGCGTCGCGCCACGCTGGGCACGCATTCGATCCCGGATGCATTCACGGCACTCGCGGGTCACACGACCGTTTGGGCGTGTCGCAACCCGCACATTGTCGCCCTCCATCTTGTGGAGGTCCTTCTTGCAGTAGTCACGACGAGGAGCGGTGGGGCGGTGCCGGACGACAGCCTTGGGCCGGTCTTTCGATTCGGAGCGTTCCGTTTTCGGCTTGTCCAGATCGGCGAGCAGACGCAGAGTCGACTCCGACAGCTTCACCGGCTCGACGGGTGCGGGACGGTCGAATCCCATTGCCCGCCGGCACTGGCGGCAATCACCGCAGTCACACAGGATCGCGGTCATCAGAACTCACCTCGCCGCTGCGCTCGCTTGTAGCAGGTTCGACAACGGCTGCGCCCTCCGTGCTCAACCGTTCCGTGAACCCCGAACTTGGAGGACGGGAAGGGGCGCAGGCAGCCAACGCATCGGCCCACGACGGACCGTTCACGTTCGGCGATGATCGCGGCGTCGAGAGCGTCGGAGTCCGATTCGGTCCACTCTGGGGTGGACCAGGTGAAGTCAATGGTAGTCATGGTCGGGTTCCTTGTGGTTCGGTGAAGTCGTCGCCTTCGACGAGTGATGCGTAGGTGCGCATGTGGCAGGCGGTGAGGGCGGCGAGTTCGGCTTCTTGCAGCCAGGCCATGCGGTGGGTGGAGTCTTCGACGGCCTTGATCGCGAGGGTGTCGGCGAGGTTGGCGAGCCGATCGGCGGATTCGCGGGCGGCGCCGGCATCCAACTGCGGCGGGGTCACGAGTCACCGTCCAGGATCTCGTCGAGGCGCCGGATGAACTCCTCGATCGCGTCGGCCCCGCCCCAGCACTTCCCTTCTTCCGAGAGCTCGCGCACGCGGTCGAGCGCGGCCTCAGCCTTCGTGGCGCGGGCTTGCCAAAGTCCCGCGTGCGTGTCGTTGATATCGGCAACTGACTCGAGGAACTTGGCGTGGTCGTCAGCCTGGTCGAGTGCGTCGAGGAGCGCCGGGAGGGCGTTCACCGCGGCCGCAATCAGCTCGGCGTCGTGCCAGGCCGGAAGGATTCGTGTGAAGGCCACTGCCTCCAGGGTCGATTGGGCATCGTGCGGGATGACGCAGTTCCCGGTCGGCCCGCTGTATTCGGCAATCCACGGACGATCAGTGGCCTTGGCGAGAAGCTTCCGCAGTTCTGCGCGGCCTTCGGGTGTCATCGGATCGGTCACGGCTGCACCCCCATCAGGGCCATGTATTCGAGGCCGACGATCATGGCCGTGAGTGCGGTGGCCCAGACGTAGCCGATGTAGGTGTCCCACTGGGACGGCGGTGTCGGCTCATCCTGTTCGTCGTCGCACAGCCATTCGCACGGCACATCGCGGCGAACCTGTTGGTAGATCGGGAGGGTCATGGTGTGGTCCTTCGAGTGATGACCGGTGGCCCCGCATCCCCGTACGGGGCCACCGGTAGTCAGAGAGAAAGCAAGGTCAGGCATCGGCCATGCCATTGGTTCGGGGTAGATCCGATGGCATGGGTTTGTAGGCACGCTCGATTTCTGCGGCGACCAGAAACCAGCGGATGGCGCGGAGTAGGGCGCGGTATTCAGAGGTCCACATCAGCGGCCTCCGCTCGGTTCGCGGCAGCGAGGTAGTCAGCGGCTTCTTGACGCAGCCAGGAGGGCGAAATCCGGTGCCCTCCCGGGAGGAACACCTCGTTGCCGCCGGGGCCTGACGTGTCGATGCGCAGGTCGGCTACGTAGGTGTAGATCTGGCCGTCGTCGTCAGGCTCGCTCAGGGCGGGTAGTTCGACGACGGCGTAGCGGGCGAGGATCGCGTCGATGATCCGGTCGGGGAACGACCTCTCGTCAACGTCAGCATCTGCCTGCACAATAAGGTCAACGAGGTCGTCTCGGATGCTCATGCGGTCACCGCCAGCAGGATCGACGTGACCGCCACCGCCACCATCCACACCAGCAGCGACACGGGCAACGCGAACACGCTGCCGCGGATCGCATTCCGATCCGGCCGGGCCGTCATGCCGACACCAGGATCGCGTCGCCGAGCAACACATCGGTAGCACCATCGACGTACACGACGCGCCACACACCACCGGACTCGTCTTCCGCCTTCTTGCACACGGACAGGATCTCCGCGCCATGCTTCGAATAGTTCGGGCTGTTCACAGTGAGCTTCATGGGATTCCCCTTCACGGGACGAAGTTGACGAGGACAGCGCCGGCAGACATTGCGGCCAGCAACAGGGACACACGGGCACGGCTCATGCCGCGAACTCCTCACGCTCAGCAATGAACCGCTCCAGCTCAGCGCGGGTCACCTTCCGGCCTTTACCGATGCGCACGAACTTGAGGTGTCCTGCACCCCACAGTTCACGGATGGTGGTGTCCGAGACTCCGAGGAGTTCGGCCGCTTCGAGAGCGTTGAGGAGCAACTTCGGACCCAACTGCCCGCTCATGACTGTGCCTCCGCTCGGTTCGCGGCGGCGAGGAAGGCTGCCGCTACGGCGCGTGCTGCCTTTGGGCTTCGTACGACACTGGCCATCCCGCGTATGAAGTGCTCGACCTCGCCATCGATGGCGTAGACCGAACCTCGCAGCCACGTGCCATCACCGTCTGGCTCGGGGAGTTCGACGACGGCGTAGCGGGCGAGGATTGTGTCGGCTGCGTGCCCGCCTCTGCTCAGCAATTGCTTCTGCCGGTTCGGCGACAGCTCGTCGAATGCTCCGAGTCCGCTCGGGTTCGTTTCCGCCAGCGCCACCGCGATGACTTTGGCGAGTTCGTCTCGGATGCTCATGCCGCACCGCCGTAGTACTTCGCCCACACTCGATCGAACAGGTCGCGGTCGGCCTCGGTGTAGGCGTTCACCGGACGGATCTGCCCCGACTTCGTTTCGAGCGGGTACTGCTTCGGATCCTCGCCGTGCTCCAGCTGGTACATCGCCTTGAGTCGCTTACCGAACACGGGCGAGACGGACTTGACCTCGTCGCGCGTCAGGCCCTTCTCCTCGAGGTAGGTCTGCGCGTAGAGCGGCGTCGTCGCGGGGTCGAGCTCCGGCGCCTCGCCGAGCGCGCGGGCCAGGACGAGCCGTGCCTTCGCTTCGAGGTGGCGCGGGTCGATGAGCCCTTGTGCGAGCTGCATGAGTTCCATCTGCCGCTTGGACACGTCCAGTGCGGTAGCGAGCTTGGACTCCACGACCTCGGCCTGCCGGGTGCGGATCGCGAAGTAGGACTGCGCGGAGGCAATGGCAGGCTTGCGGGGGTCACCGTTCATCACGACGAGGTAGGCGGCGAAGCGGGAGAGTTCGTAGTCCTCGCGGGAGTTCTTCCCCAGATTGCCGGCGTCGACAAGCTGGGTGACCTGCACAAACTCTTCCGTGGAGCTGGCGCCGGAGTTCTTTGCAGCGAGGATCGCCCGGTCGATGGCGGCAGCGAAGTTGCGCCAGGTCTCGTATTCGACGGCCTTGCAGAGGTCGCGGGCGGACCAGAATTCCGAGCCGTCAGAGCGGACCTGACGGATGGCGTCGAACGGGGACTGTCCCGGGATGTCGATGGCGTTCATGCGGCCACCACCAGACGCGATGTCTCGACCGCGAGACGCAACGAACCGAGACCGTCCTCGTACTCGAGGTCCCCGTCGATCTCCACGATCGCCAGGTGCTTACCGTCCACACCGACGCCGTACTCGATGACCGTGACCGCTTCGTCACTGTCCAGTCGGAGGGTGCGGCTATTCTGGATGACAGACATTGGATTCCCTTCTGTGTCGTGGCCCTCGTCCTGTGGCATCAGGCGAGGGCCTTTTTCATGCCGCTTGCTTCTTGCGTTCCTGGGCATGTTTCCCAGGATTGCTGTCCACCTTGACCAAAAAAAGATCATCGACAGCGACCTGCAAGTAATTCGCAATGCGGAGCGCGGGCTCTGGCTCCAAGGTCTTCACTTCCCCCTTCAGAAGTCGGCCCAAGTACGAGTGGGCCTTCCAGCCCGCGGCTCGGGCCAACTCTCGCTGGGAGACGTCTTGGATAGCCATCAGCCGTGCGAGGCGCTTTCGGTCCTGAAGGATCATGTACAGCTCCCCGATTCGGATGGGCGTTACTTGCGTCATTGAAGTTACCTCAATTGGTCCGTGGTGTCCAGGATTCCTGGAAATAGTAGGCACGCCGGTGTCCATAGCGCAAGTGGCAAGTCGATTACATTTGCGCACGTGGTGGGCTGACGTGCAGCGATGGGAAAGTAGAGTTCAATCCGGTTAGTGGCCGCCATCATTCCTGGGCAGGTGGCCGCACTCCTAGACGTCGCATGAGCGAGAGGCTGAACTGATCATCGTGAACGCAAAGCACCCACTCGGAGCCCTCATCGAGCAGGCCAAGAAAGCCAACGGCTGGTCTGACATCGATGTCGCAAACCGAGCCAAGGCACGCGGACACGAGCTCAGCAAGTCCAACGTCGCACGCATCCGCAACGACGAAGTGACGACGCTCGTCGGCAAGCAGCTCCACGCCCTCTCCGCAGGGCTGGGCATCCCGGTGCAGCAGCTCGCTGCCGCCGGCCTCGAGAGCATGGGCATTCCGGGCTATATCGCGTCAGCCACCGACGCCGAGCAAGCCGTCCGGTTGGACCCATCGCTTCCGGACCATGTCCGACGCACGTTGATCACGATCATTCGCAACGAGCGCGACCGATACCTAGGAGATCCGCATGGAGCAGGCACCGAAGAAGAGCAGGAACCGCGGTCGCAAGCGGGCGGCCCGGAGCACGGCGGCGAGGCTCGCGGCGATCGCCGCCGGACAGGAGCCTCCATGACGCGCACCAAGGTCACACGCTTGACTCGCCGTAAACAAGCCTCCGAACTTGACGCGGCTGAACATGCAACATTCTCAGGCGATTCGGGAAGGATGCCGCCGCCGGATCAGCTGCGCGAAGAGCAGATCCTCGCGGCCCGCACCACCGACGACACCAGCAGCATGTACCCCGAGGATGACGACGAGTAACTACGCCGGGTCGTAGATTTCCCCGCCTAACGGTCGAACACGTGTTCTAATCCTGATCATGGGGAGGAACACACATCGGCACCGGTGGCACCCGTGGCGATACCTCGCGCACCGCCACCCCCACCTGCGCGTCACCTGCGACTACGTCCTGCCAGAATCACGCAGAGGACTCGCGACCACCGAAGGCATCTACCTCGACCGGCGACTCACCCAAGCCGGCCGACGATGCACCCTCACCCACGAGATCATCCACCTCGAACGCGGCATCCTGCCCGACCACCCACACTTCACCGCGTACGAGGAACACATCGTCGAAGTCCTGGCCGCCCGTAGACTCATCGCTATCCCCCGACTCATCGACGGACTGCTGTGGACTCAACACCCATACGAGCTCGCCGACGAACTGTGGGTCGACGTCGACACCCTCACCACCCGCGTGCAACACCTCACCCGCGAGGAACGCGCACACATCATCCGCGAGCTCGCCGAAAAGCAGCCCTGGAACAACTAGAGGTCACATGGCCCGCCAACAGCTACCACCGCAAATCAAGAAGATCGAACTCGAACGCAAGGAACGCAGCAAACCCGTCATCCGATACCAACTCACCGTCGATATCGGCGTAGACCCGGAGACCGGGAAGCGCAAGCAACTCCGCAAACGGTTCGACACCGAGGAGAAAGCACGCAAGGCACTCGCCGAAGTGCAGTCGAAGGTAAAGGCCGGCACCTACGTTCACGACCACGGCGTGACGGTGGCGGAGGTGATCGACAGCTACCTCACCTCGAAGCACGCGTTGAAGCCGTCCACTGCCTCGGGGTACAAGGTGTCGTTGGCGCCGATCCGGCAGCAGCTCGGAGACGTGCCGGTGCAGAAGCTGACCCGCCGGCACTTGGATGAGTTGATTGCGGTGTTGCGTGCCGGGGAACTTCCCACCGAAGCGGGCACGGCCCGAAGCCCGTGGAAGGCCCGGACAGTGAATCAGATGCTGACCGTGTTCTCCGCAGCATTGGATAACCTCGTGAAGGAAGGCACCCTCGTCCGCAACGTCGCAGCGTTGATCGACAAGCTGCCCGACGAACGCGAAGAATCCGAAACATGGTCGGAGGATGAGGTGGAGCGGTTCCTCCTCGAGTGCCGTGATGATCCGTACGCGCACGCCTGGTACCTCGCCCTCAGCGGACTGCGGCGCGGGGAGATCTGCGGACTCAAATGGGACGACATCAACCTCGAGGCGAAGACCCTCACGATCGTCCGGGCCCGGGTCACTCACGGCAAGGTGACGTCGGAGGGCACCCCGAAGTCGAAGCGATCCCGCCGAACCCTGCCGCTACCTGACGATCTCGTGCGGCAACTGAAAGCTGCTCGCAAACGTCAGGCCGCCGATCGGCTACTGCTCGGTGAGGCATGGACCGATTCTGGGTACGTGATCGTCGACCAGGCCGGCCAACCCCTGTCCCCTGGCGCGTTGTCGTCACGCTGGGTGCATGCGGTGGAGCGGGCGAAGGTGCCACAGATTCGGTTGCACGATGCCCGCCATACCTGCGCGACGTTGATGCACCTGCGGAATGTGCCGATCGCCGTGATCGCGGCGTGGCTGGGGCACGCGTCGGCCGCATTCACTCTGTCGCGGTATGCGCATTCGCAGGATTCGGCGATGGCCGCGGCCGCCGAGTTGTCTCCGATTGTGACACTTCGTGACAATTCTGCCTCCGGTGAAGGCCGGTGA